CGAATGAATGGGTATCTAAATAAATTGCTCAAGACGGATGACGTTGATTATGTCATTGCATCTGATACTGATTCTATCTATCTTAATATGGGTCCTTTGGTTGATAAAGTATTTAATACAGGAGTATCTGATAAAGGGAAGGTCGTTGACTTTCTCAATAAAGCTTGCGAAAGTCAGATTGAACCATTCATCGAGGAGAGCTATAAGGATTTGGCGGATTATGTTAATGCGTATGATCAAAAAATGTTTATGAAGCGAGAAAATATTGCTGATCGTGGTATTTGGACTGCAAAGAAGCGATATATTCTTAATGTATGGGACAGTGAAGGTGTTCGTTATGCAGAACCTAAACTTAAGATGATGGGTATTGAAGCAGTTAAGTCTTCAACACCTGCTCCTTGTCGTAAGATGATTAAGGATGCTCTTAAGTTGATGATGAGCGGAACTGAGGATAATGTGATTGATTTTATTTCTGATTGTAGAAAGAATTTTAATAAATTGCCCCCAGAAGAAATTTCCTTTCCTAGAAGTGTTTCTGATGTAGTCAAGTACAAGTCACATAGTGAAATTTATAGCAAGGGGACGCCAATTCATGCCAGAGGTGCTCTTCTGTTTAATCACTACATTAAGCAGAATAAATTAACAAATAAGTATTCTCTCATTCAAAATGGTGAAAAAATTAAATTTCTTTATCTCAAAAAACCCAATCCTATTCACGAAAATGTTATTTCGTTTATTCAAGATTTCCCCAAAGAGTTAAGTCTTGATAGGTTTATTGATTATGAATTGCAATTTAATAAGGCATTCCTAGAACCATTGAAGATTATTCTTGATTCAATTGGATGGAAAGTAGAAAAAACATCTAGTCTAGAATCATTTTTTTGCTAATGGATTTGCCAATAACACAAAAAGAACTTGAAACGATAATATCTACTATTAAGAACGTGGATAAAAACTTATATGCTAAACTGTGGTCTTATAAGTTTTCAATGAAAAATAAAATGGAGAAACGTTAAATGGATTTTTTAAAAGATATTGTAAAAGAGATTGGTGATGACTATACCAAACTTGCATCAGATATTGATGAGACTGAAACATATGTGGACACAGGTTCGTACATTTTTAATGCATTGGTTTCAGGTAGTGTATTTGGTGGTGTATCTGGGAATAAGATTACTGCTATTGCTGGAGAGTCTTCTACTGGAAAGACTTTCTTCAGTCTCGCCGTTGTTAAGAATTTTCTTGATTCCAATCCCGATGGTTATTGTCTCTATTTTGATTCTGAGGCAGCTATTACCAAATCCTTACTTGAGTCTAGGGGTGTTGATACCGCTCGTCTTGTAGTGGTTAATGTTGTAACTATTGAGGACTTCCGCAGTAAAGCACTTAAGGCAGTAGATATATATCTTAAGAAACCAGAAGAGGAACGCAAACCTTGTATGTTTGTTCTAGACTCTCTGGGTATGCTTTCGACTGAGAAGGAGATTACTGATGCTCTGAATGATAAGCAAGTTAGGGATATGACCAAATCTCAACTTGTAAAGGGTGCATTCCGAATGCTTACTCTTAAACTTGGTCAAGCAAAAATTCCAATGATCGTTACTAATCATACCTACGATGTTATCGGAGCTTATGTTCCTACAAAGGAAATGGGTGGTGGTTGCTTGGTTGCTGGAACCAAAATCCAAACAGTAAAAGGTTCTGTTCCTATTGAATCTATTCAAATTGGAGATAAAGTAAGAACTATGTTTGGATACTCTTATGTTACTAATACTTTTTGTTTTGATGACAAAGAAGTATTTGAGATGGAACTTGAAAATGGAGAAATTGTTAAGTGTAGTGCGGACCATAAATTTTTAGTGGATACTGAAAATGGTTATGAGTGGAAAAGAGTAATTGATCTCTTACCTGGAGATAAAATTAAATCCATTCCAACAATTTCAATAGAAGAGGTTCGTAATGGAATAAAATATATTGGGTCTAAATAGTAATACTTAAGACCAGAACCTAATGTTTATAAAAAATAAATATACAAGTTGTTACTTTCGTATTATAGAAAGAGCAAAGGAAAGAGAAATAAACGACATTACAGAAAAACACCACATCATTCCTAAATCATTTGGAGGTAAAAATACAAAAGATAATTTAGTAAATTTAACTCCAAGAGAACATTTCGTTTGTCATCATTTATTATTGAAGATGGTTGATGGAAAGTATAAGAAAAAAATGTGTTATGCTTTTTATCGTATGTGCTCTAGTAATAGTAATGGAGTTAGGTGTAAAAATTTAAATTCTTATGATAGAATAAGGAGAAGTTATTCTCATTTAACTTCAGGTGAGAATAATCCATTTTATGGGAAAGGACATTATGGACAAAATAATCCAATGTTCAATCCTTCTGTTCGTGAGAAACATAAACAAATCGTTTCTTCTCCAGAACATAGAAAAATGATGAGTGAAAAGATGTGTGGAGAGTCTAATCCATTCTTCAACAAAACACACTCAGAACAAACAAAAAAATTTCTTTCGGAATTGGCATCTGAAAGAAGGGGGGAGAAGTCTCCTCGTTATGGAAAAAAACACAGGCAGGTTGTCTGTGAGCACTGTCAGAAACAAATAACATACCCAATGTATAGGAGGTGGCATGGATCAAATTGTAAAGAGTATCAAAAAAGTTGAAACAGAAAAAGTATACGATATTACGGTTAAGGGGGAGCATCATTACATACTTCATAGTGGTATTGTTTCTCACAACTCTGGACTCAAGTACGCAGCGTCTTCAATCATTTATCTCAGCAAAAAGAAAGAAAAAGATGGAACAGAAGTGGTCGGCAATATTATCAAAGCTAAGACTGCTAAGTCGCGTTTGAGTAAGGAGAACAAAGATGTGGAAATACGTCTTTATTATGATGAGCGTGGTCTTGATCGATATTACGGTCTTCTTGAACTCGGTGAACTGGGCGGTCTCTGGAAGAATGTTGCCGGTCGTTATGAAATGAATGGTAAGAAAATTTATGCCAAGCAGATTCTTAAGGAACCTGAGGTTTACTTCACCGAGGAAGTGATGCTACAATTGGATGAAATTGCACGAAAGGAATTTAGTTATGGAGAAGGTTGAGTTTCTAATTCTTAGAAACCTTTTGTACAATGAAGAATTTGCTAGAAAAGTAATACCATTTATTAAACTTGAATATTTTGAAGATCCGAACCAAAAGATTGTATTTGAAGAAATTTCAAAGTTCATTCAAGAATACAATCAACTTTCAACAAAAGAAGTTCTTCTCATTGAAGTTGAAAAACGAAATGATGTAAATGAATCTTCTTTTAAGGAACTTATTCATCTTATCAATTGTCTTGATGATGTTCCTGCAGAATTTAATTGGTTAATTAAAAAAACTGAAGAATGGTGTCAAGAACGTGCCATTTACTTGGCACTTATGGAATCGATTCACATTGCTGATGGTAAAGATGATAAGAAGAGTGTAGATAGTATTCCTTCAATTCTCACTGATGCACTTTCAGTAAGTTTTGATACTCATATTGGTCACGATTATCTACAAGACTATGAAGAACGATACGAATCTTATCACCGTAAGGAGGAAAAAATTGAATTTGATCTTGAATACTTTAATAAAATTACCAAAGGCGGTCTCCCTAACAAAACTCTTAATGTCGCTCTTGCTGGTACGGGTGTCGGCAAGTCTCTATTCATGTGCCATGTGGCTAGCTCCGTCCTGCTCCAAGGGAGGAACGTTCTGTACATTACAATGGAAATGGCAGAAGAACGCATTGCTGAAAGAATTGACGCAAACCTCTTGAACGTTCCTATTCAGGATATTGCAAGTTTGCCCAAAGCAATGTTTGATAGTAAAGTGAATAGTCTTTCTAAGAAAACTCAAGGAACTCTAATTATTAAAGAATATCCTACTGCTTCTGCTCATGCTGGACACTTTAAGTCACTTCTTAATGAACTTGCACTTAAGAAGTCATTTAGACCTGATATTATTTTCATTGATTACCTTAATATATGTGCTTCCTCTAGGTATCGCGGAAACAGCACTGTCAATTCATATTCTTATATCAAAGCAATTGCTGAGGAACTTAGAGGGTTGGCTGTTGAAGCAAACGTCCCTATCGTTTCTGCCACGCAGACCACTCGTTCTGGTTATGGTAGCAGTGATGTTGAACTTACTGATACTAGTGAGTCCTTTGGTCTCCCTGCTACTGCTGATCTTATGTTTGCCCTTATTTCTACTGAAGAACTTGAAGAGTTGGGACAACTTCTAGTTAAGCAACTTAAGAACCGATATAATGACCCAACAATTCATAGAAGGTTTGTGATTGGAATTGATCGCGCCAAGATGCGCCTCTATGACTGTGAGCAATCAGCACAGAATGATATTCTTGACAACTCCAGAGAAGAGGAGTATGATAGGGAGGAAACTAAACCTAAGAAATCATTTGATGGATTCAAATTCTGATATGGGACTTACTCTTAGGAAAAATGCTCTGAAGATATCAGAATCACCACATTACTTTGAGGTCAAAAATTCTGATGGAAAAAGATACTGTCATTGTGGCGGTGAATACGATGCAATCAAAATTTGTGAAATGTATCCAGGATTTACCTATCAAAAACATTATCTTCCAGAGTCACCAAAGACTGTTAATGTTCCTCATATAAGACTGGATGATGATACACAACTTCCAGCACAACAAATTTTACCCGAATCTCAACAACAACCATTAGAACTATGACTACTGAAAAGATTATTGACAGCGATAAGTACATTGAGTTTGTAAAAGCAACTACAAGTGCTCCTAGTCTTGACTACCCCACTCTTTCCGCCCGTTTGAGTGAGTTGGAAGCAGAAGGAGCAAATGTAACTCAACTGCTGACTGCTGCTCTTGGACTTACTGCTGAGGCAGGTGAGTTTACTGAAGTTGTGAAGAAGATCTTCCTACAAGGTAAACCTTATACAGAAGAAAATGTTTTCCATATGAAACGTGAGTTGGGTGATATTTGTTGGTATCTTGCTCAAGCCTGTATGGCACTTGATGTAAACTTCCGTGAGATTATGGAAATGAATTATGAAAAACTGAGTGCCCGATATCCTGAAGGTGCTTTTGATGTTTACCGTTCCGAAAACCGTGTTGAGGGTGACCTATGAAATTATTGACTCTTGAAGATTATCAAAAAGCAGGCGAAGAATTTTGGCCCAAGTATTGGTATGTTGCCAAAGAACTCGGTGAAGGTGCTAAACCAGAAGACATCTTAAAAGTTATGGAAACTATTGGTGGCGTAGCACTTAAACTAAAAATCGAAAGTAACATTCCATTTGGTTTCAATAAAAAGAGGGAGAGTGAGAATGAGTCAGTCTGAAGTTAATTATGAAGTTGTAAATGTCCGTCTGGATCTCACCGTTCGCCAAGCAGCAGAGATTCGGCATATTTTGTTTGAAGCGCAACGAGGTTATAGTTTAGAATTTGTTCCTGAGAGGATTAATGGTATTCGTGAAGTGATCCAACAACTTGATGATAGTATTGGTGCCGTTATTGGTGCTTGATATTTAAATCTTTCAGGAGGTTTTTTTTTATAAATAACTAAAAAAGTATTTGTAAAGATGAATTCTAAAGAACTGCGTGCTTTATACGAAGCATACCAACAAGTTAATGCCCCTCAAGAAGTTGATGAAGCAACTGCGATGGCAAAGCGTGGTTATGATGAGACTAAACTACGCCAACGCGCTGGTGGTGGTGAATCAGCAGATAGAGCATCATCACTTGAAAAGAAATCAACCTTTGGTGATGCTAACAAGGCAAAGCAAAGACAGAATTATGCGAGAGCACAAAGAGGTGATTTCCGTAAGACCGCATCTTCAAATCCTGGACTTCAGGTTGGCCAGCACAAATCTGATGACCCCACAGTAAAAGCGAAGCAGGCAGCAAGAGGTGCTCAAAGAGGTGCTCTGACTCCTAATGAGAGAAAGCAACTCAATATGGGCGATGAGACTTTTGATGTTTTTGATATTGTTCTTGAGTTCCTCCAAGCAGAAGGATTTGCTGAAACTCTGGAAGAAGCAGAGTGGATGATGGCAAATATGATTGATGAGGAAGCAATTGGTATTATTCTGGGTGAAGGAGAAAAACCATTTCCACTCGAAAAGGTTAAAGCAAAGCAAGTAGCACTTCGTGATAAAGGTGGTAATGCTTTAGATCGTAGAATGAAGATGGGAATGGCAGTTCGTCGTGCTAAAGAAGCAGAAAAAACTGGTGGTTCTCAAAGAGATGCTGGAAAAGGTTGGTATCACGCTAAAGAAGAGTTTGAACTTTGGGTAGATGCTCTGGTAGAAGAAGGGTATGACCTTTCTGATTACAGCTGGGATGAAATGTATGAGTTCTATCTTGATGAAGCAATCACCAGTGAAAAGGGTAAAGCAAAAGCATCAGAAATGATCGCTAAGCGTACCACTGCTTCTGGTAGAGCAAAGTCTGGAAAAGGTGCTAATGTTGCTCAAATCAAGCATATCCAACGCTCTAATAGAGATGGACTTGGGGGAACTCCTCCTAATCGTAAAACAGCAGGTTCCAATTGGCCAAAATCATATTCTGGAATTGGGGGATCAGGAAACAAAGCAGCAAGAAGAGCAGCAGCACTTAAAAATGAAGAGTTTGTTGGTGAATCACAAGAGGCTCGCAACAACCCTGAGAAGTATGAAAGAGAGCAGAGCAAAAAGTATGCTCCTGTTCGTGGAGAAAGAACTCCTATGCCACCAAGAGGTGATAAGCGTAGAGAGGACTTTGAGAAGTGGTATGCTAAGAATGTCCGCTGATAAATAACGAGGAAGGTTGCTCCAACCCGCTCGACTCAGGTTGAGCGGGTTTTTTAATATCTTTATCGGGGATATATCTCAGTTGGTAGAGCGCGGTCTTTGTAAGGATGATGTTAGGAGTTTGAGTATTCTCCATTTCTAAATACTTGAAAAAGTGTTGAGATGGAACAAGCTAATACAAAAAGTGTTGGAGAATTTTTTGAAAAGTATAGCAAAATAGGAACCATAAAGTTGGATAGTGTTGGACCTAGTGCTGAGAGTGTTGAATTGAGCTTTGATAGAAAACTTACAACAGGACAAAAAACTACCTTAAAGAAAAAAGTTATTGATTTACTAGAAAAAAACTTTTACGGATCTTATGAAGTTAAGGATATAGAAACTGTAAAGGATGAAGAGTTTACGCGAGAGGGAAAGGTAGAAATTGAGAGCAATACCTTAATAATAAAAGTTGAACAACTGGGAGAAGCAGGAAGTGTTCCTACTGCCATTCAGGAAGAGGGTAGTGCTTATATTTTGACTCAAGTTTTGAGAAAAAATAAAAAGTTTACAAGTGCGGTTGATATCTTAAATGATACGGAAACAAACAAGGGATTGGAAAAAATATTTGGAGTATATAAAAAGTCTATAAAAGAATGGACACATAGTTACTTTGAGCATCAAGAAGCTTTCTTTAAGAAGTTTCAACCATCTCAATGGGATATTTTTGAGCACGGTGGTCAAGATTTTATGACCTTTATCAAAGAGCAGTGTCAGATTGTAAAAGAAGTTACTGCTTCTGGAAAGTTGAAAGATGTTGGAAAGTATGAAACATGGAATCCTGCTGATATATGGGCAGTAAAGGATAAGGGAAAGGTAAAATCGGAGATAGACAAAGCGATACAAGAAGATGGAACTGCAACTTTAAAAGAGTTGAATAATGTTCTTTTGAAAATGTTGAATGAAAATAGACTTATTGGTTTATCTCTAAAAAAGATTGAACCAAAAGAAGTAGCGAGTTTTGTATATGTAAACAAAGATCCAAAAAAGGTTGAGTTTGCTAAGGTTGAAGAAGTCAAAATGTCGGATATTTCATTTGAAATAAAAACTGAAAAAACTGTAGATGGTATGTCTCAGGGTGGATACTGTTTGTTTGGAAAATATACAATCAATATAATAAGAACTCCTGGATCTGGATTTTCAAACTTAAAGTTTGAGAGTGTTGTGAAAGGTAGTGGAGGTAGGGGTGGAGCAGCACCTGTTGCTATGGTTGGACAACTTCTAAAGAGCAGAAATCCGAGTGCTACATTTGTGAATGATAATAAATTATATCCAAAAACAAAAGATGAGTTTTTGAATGATAATAGGGACTATGAAAAGATGTACAAAAGTTTAAATGGTATAATAAAAGGATCTAAAAACTATGCAGACTTCAGAAGTAAAATAATCTCAATGTATGAGTCAAAGAACTCTAAATCTAGAGGCGTTGCTCAATCTAAACTCATGCAACTCCACTTTTTCTCTGATGCATTAGCAAAGAAAAAGAATGAACCGGAGTTTTGGACTGATATGTTATACCTTTCTTTAAAAGTCGGAAATAGGTTTGCTCCTCATGGTAAACTAGCGTAGGTGAAATAAATACTTGAAAGAGTGTTTGCGTATTATGGCGTCTAAAAAAGTAAGCGATGCAGCTTATACTCAAATGCAAGAACTTGGATCTGCTTGGGTATTTAAAAGGGCCATTAGAGATAATGTAGTTTTTAATAGTGCTGATGATATATTGAACGATAAAGAAACTTTCAAAGAAATTAAGAAAATATGGAAAACCATCGGTAAAGTTGAGTTTGGTGACCTTGAACAAGATTATTCTTGGATAGGTGCTTTTTACAAACAACAAGCAACTTTACTTAAAAAAATAGGAAAACCAAACTTTACTGAGTTTTGTCGCAGTAGAGACTATGCTCTTCCAGGATCTAGAACAAATTCAAAAACATTTATGGAATGGGTCAGTGATCTTGTAAAGGATGAATTTCAAATTTCACAAAAAGATAATTGGAACCCAGCTGATATTTGGTTAATTCAAAATGAAATGAAGTGGAGAAAAGAAATAAAAAAAGCATTTGATAATAGGAATGTAAGAAAAGCTAGAACTATCGAAGCAGAACTTGCCAAGTTTAATGCTATTTTTAGGGGGTTGTTTAGATCTAGGCAGATTGTTGGTATATCTCTGAAAAAAGTTAGTGGTAAGACAGCACAGTGGAAAGAAGTTAATGTTACTGAAAAGTTTTTTAAGAAACTAGAAGCAACGCATATGACACTTACGGAGGCTAAATGTCTTCTTGGAACTAAGAGAATTGATCCAGATAAAGCAAAGAAGGATATAGCAAGAGGAGCTTTAAACGCTGCTACAGGTAAAAAAACAGGTAGAGGACTGCCTGACGCTGCGACTTTAACTCAAGACACTGTTTTACTAATAACAGATCCAGGTCTTGCAGGTAAACCTGGTGCTAAGTATAAAGTTCAAATCAAAGCAAATGACTCCACAAAGTTTTCAAACTTGAAGTGGGAACCAACGATTACTTCTGCGACTGGTGCTAGACTTGGTAAAGCAACAGTTGAATTAGTTTTGGATCTTATGAAGAGTTATAATATACTTCGTTATTATGAACCAGATAATAAACAGTATCCACGGAACAAAACTGAGTTCGGTGAAGTTGAAGATGACTATAGAGATATAATTGGGGAATTGGTTAGTGATAGATTTGTAGATGTAGGACCAATTGGTTCTGGTCAGGTTGCCGTTGAAACTGCGATTATAAATCTAAAAGAAACCTTCGATCAAAATAGAAGTCAACCTTGGGTTGCAGTATCTAAGTTACAACAACTTAGATTTTTGTATGCCCTAATGACATTATCAGAAAGAGACAGAAATGATTTTTGCACTTCTTTAATTTTTACTGCTGAAAAAGCTGGTAGAAGATATGGTCCTTATGGAAAACTTTATTGATTATGAACCCCCACATTACAGAATTATTACAGTCCTTTGAGACGGACTCAAAGGAACCGAAAAGGAAGTATAATGACTTCCTTGCTCACGTCTACACAACCTTTGACAAGCACATCTCATTATGCAAGTCAGATAAGATGATGAATAAATATAAGTATATAAACAATCAATATGAAGAGTTTTTCACGATTTTTATCTGAGGCAAGAGAGTCGCAGGCAGTAATGCAGGCGAAGCGTCTTGGTCTGACTGGAGATGGTCACGGTGGATGGTATGATAAGAATGGAGAATTCACTGCTAAAACTGTTCGTGGAAAACTAAAGTTCTACAATCAGAATCAGGTTATTGATCAGCAGGACCCTCCTCAGCGCAGAACTGCTGCCAACCAGCAACCAGTTGCCACTCAGACGCAGGCATCATCATCTCAGCAGGTACAGCAGGGAGCACCGCCACAGGAGCAACCACAGGGGCAGCAGGAAGCACCCCCAGAAGAGGAGCAGCAAGAAGACAAGGGAACTCTCACCATTGCTTTTGGTCGTTTCAATCCTCCTACAACTGGACACGAAAAACTTTTAGATACTGTTGCTAATATTGCAGATAAGGGTGAGTATCGCATTTATCCTTCAAGGTCTAATGATCCCAAGAAAAATCCATTAGATCCTGATACTAAGATTTCGATGATGCGTAGAATGTATCCGAAGCACGGTGAAAGAATTGTAAATGACGCAGGTTCAAAAACAATCTTTGATGTTCTAAAGCAAGCACACGCTGATGGTTACAGTGGTGTAAATATTGTTGTTGGTTCAGACCGTCAAGCAGAGTTCCAAAAACTTGCAACCAAGTATAATGGTGACCTGTATGATTTCAAGAATCTGAATATTGTATCTGCGGGAGAAAGAGACCCTGATGCTGAAGATGTGACTGGAATGTCAGCATCAAAACTTCGCAAGGCAGCAGCAGAAGGAGACTTTGAAACATTCAGAAAAGGAACACCAAAGTCCTTAGATGATAAGGAAGCAAGAAAGTTCTTTATGACTCTTCGCAAATCTATGAAGGTTGAAGAGGGTTGGAATATGTGGGAAATTGCTCCTAAGTTTGATTTGGAAGGACTTAGAGAATCTTATATCAATAATGAAGTTTACAGAGTTGGTGATATAGTTGAAAACTTAAATACAGGATTGGTTGGTAAAGTAATTCGTAGAGGAGCAAATTATCTTATCTGTGTAACCGAAAATAATTTAATGTTCAAATCTTGGATTAAAGATGTTGCGAATGTGAATGAGTGGATTAATCCATCTGGAGTTCCTGCAAAACAAAGAGAAGTTGGAACTGATGCTCATAGGGAATATGTAATGAAAATGATAGGAGCAAAGGGAATTAAGAATTTCATAAATAAGTATAGAAAAAAGTAGAAATTATTAGATTTTCCAATGGGTAAACACATCTTTGAAGAAGGACCTCGTCAGGGTCACGCTGCTGGAGATTCAAGTGTTGAGCAGCAGGCATCTCAACTTGTTTCTGACATCAAGTATAAAGTCAGAAAGAAGATGAAAGAAACTTCTGGATCGAATCTGAGTCCTGCTCAGGTTCAAGCAAAGTATAGAGAGATGTATAATTCATCTCCTGCTCCTGGTGCAGTTAAGGCAATTGCAAAGAAGAAACTCTTTGGAGAGGGAGTTGAGGTTATTGATGAGGAAGAAAAGTATATTGTTAAAGTAGTTGACAAAGCAACTGGAAATACTAATCGTAGAAAAGCAGATCGTGCTAAGATTGCTGAACTGAGAGCAAATAATAATATTCGTTCAGTTGAGATTGTAAAATCTGTTAGTCCTAATGACCAAGACGGTGACGGTGATAATGATTTTGCTGATGTAATGTCAGCAAGAATGCAGGCATCTGGAATGTCGAAAAAGAAAGCAAATAATAAAGTTAAGAATAAGCCATATAATGAAAACTTCTCAAATTGGAGAGAAGAACTTGGTGTAACAGAAGCAAAGAATATTCATGGAGATATTGAGGTTCCTTTTGGCAATATTGAGAAGTTGGTAAAGAAAGCAGTCTCAAGAATTGACACTGATATTGATGGTGATGTAGAGCATAATGATCAGCATAAGGGAGAGTATGGTGAGTTTGTTCCAACTCCTAATGGAAAGAGAAAGTTCTCTGGTCCTAATAAAGTAAAGGAATCATTTGATCTTTTTGAGGTTGAGGATAAGAAAGAGAAAGAATCTGACAAGAAAATTAAAGAAGATCCATCAATTAAGAATAAAGTCGTTGTTAATCCAGACTTGAATCTTGGAGAAGCAATTGATCAAATTGGTGGAACAATTGTTGAGACTGAATTGTTTGAAGGAATTCTTGATAATATTTCTGATTCTGAACTTGCATATCTTTCCGATGAAGTTATTGAAGAAGCAGTTGAGGAAGTATTCTTTGAGATGATTGATGAGGGGTATGAAATTGATGATATTGTTGAGTATATCTCTGAATCATTAGATAGATCATATCAGATTATTGAAGAAGGATACTATGATTCTGCAGTTGAAACTTCTAAGAAAAATTCTAAGAAACCAGAAGTTGCCGCTGCTAGACGCCAAGTCAAGATTGAAAAGATTAAGAAAACTGCTAAGAAAGTAGGATCCGCACTCAAGTCTGGTGCTAAGGCAGGTGCTAAGGCAGCAGTTAAAGCTGCTGGATATGCTGCTGGTGCTGCTGTTCGCGGTGCTAAATCTGCGAAGAAAGAATTTACCAGAGGATATGTAAGAGGTAGATATGGTGAAGGATCATCTGATTCTTCATCTTCCACAAGAAAACCAAAGACTTACAGATACTCTAAGTACTCTAAGGATTCTAAAGAAGGTGTTGGTTCTAAGTTGAAGAGAGGATTGAAGTCTGTTGTTGGTAAGAGCGCACGTTTTGTTGCTCGTGGTGCTGATAAACTTGCCAAGAAGTTGGGTGAGGAAATTGTTATGGAAAACAATCCCGTAATGGATAAGCAGAATCAGACTCAAAGTATTCAGCAAGATCAGAAGCAGGAAAAACTTCAGAGACAAAAGGACAAGCAGGTTGCTAACATTCAGAAAAAAGTTATGAGATCAAAAATGCAACAACTTTCTAAGGGCATTCCTCTACACAACTCTTATGAGTTAGGTGAAGGTGAAGATGTTGAACAGATTGATGAATTGAATCGCGCAGAAAAAGAAACTGGCATCAATACCAAGACTGGTAAACCAACAGAATCTGGTGGTTCTAAGGATAAAGCATTCACTCAAGTGAAGAGAATGATGCGTAAAATGGAAGGAAAACCTGCTGGACAGCGTAAGAAGGTTCCTGGTAAGAAACCACCTACTGCTGGTCAATGGGGTGCTCCTCAATCACCAGCCCAAAGGGTTGCTAAGAGACGTGCTGATCGCCAGAGATCAATTGATAATATGTCATCAAGATTTGATTGAATTTGATATATATAATTTGTCTAATGTAACTGAGGTTAATCATGCTATCTCTTCTACTTCCTTTTGCTGGAAAAATTATTAAAGATGCAGTTTCCAAGATTCCTGAAAATGAGGAACTTGGTGAGAAACTGATTGAAATTTGTTTGATAATTCTTAGTAAGGCAGTAAAACTTACTAAGACTGATATGGATGATCAACTTCTTGCCGTTGTCGAAAAGTCTATCAGAGCACGTTCTGAGGGTTAATTATTAATTAAATAAAACTTCTGGGAGACCAATATCAAGGTCTCCCATTTTTATAAATATTTCATAGCAAATAATTTTTACGGGTAAAAACATGGCACTCTGGGGCAATAATGACAATGTAGGATCTGCCGGAACAGTATCTTTAAATTATGATACTCTTCTCGTGGCAGGAGCTGGAACTTCTTTTGGACAAGTTGGATCGGCATCAACTGGAGACGTAATCAGATTTGGTGATCGTTCTGGAACTTATTATGGTGATGCTGTAATCGTAAGCATTGCAAATACTGAGAATCTCACAATTGCATCAACTGCAGGACTAAGCGGTGCTGCAATTGCTGGAGTGGAATTTACAGTTTCTCAACTTCCAAAGTATACAATCGGTGATGTTAAGTATAGTGAGTCTGGTTCTGGAACTGAAGATTCTTATGTATACGCTGTAAGTGCAGATGAAGTTGGAACTACTGCACAAACAGTATATGAAACTGGAGCAGGTTGGGTTGGTGTTACAACTTATATGGATAACTCGGAAACTCCTCCAGTACTGAGAGTTAAGAAAGAAATACTTGTAGCAATGTCTGGTATTCAGACAGGTAATGCTCCAGTATATGGAAATCCACCTGCTTGATAATATATGTTCTTTAATGAACTGAACGAAGAAAATTTTCTTCTATTTGCTATTAAACATTATGAGAATCCTCAGGCTGTAACAAAGGAGGACTTTGATAAAGATTTAAATCATTTTAAGTATATAAAAAGATTACTTAAAAGATATAAAAATAATAAGGAGTTAAAAACTCATTTATTGATAAATCATTTTATAGTCCTCTATAATATATTTGGAGAAGCAACAACTCCAATGCTATTTTATAAAATTGAAACGGATCTATGGTCAACAATGAAAACATTTATTGTGTTTTTGAACAAGTTGCCATCACATCCTAAGTGTTATATTCACGATATTGCAATGGATTTGGAATGCTTATCACAACTTCAAAAAATTTATAACAAAAATGGAAAAGATTGATAGAATAATTGAATATTTTAGATCTATCAATGAAGAAGTTGTTGGATCTGCTCCAACAAATAGTGTTGGTTCTCAAGGTATTACTTCTCAAGGAGTACCAATTGCAGGATTTGAACCCGTAATGGGATTTCGTAAAAGAAAGAAAAAAGATGAAGTGGATTATAGAAGTGTCCCAAAAAATTATAGAAAGTGGGTAAAAAATATCACAACTAAAAATGGAAGAGGAAGTTAAGGTTGCAGTTTTAACTCAAAAAGTTGACGATCTTAAAGGTGTTCTTATTCGATTAGATGATGCTATTGAAAAAATTAGTGAAGTAAATAGTAATGTAAGTAAAATACTCGCGGTCCATGAGCAAAGGATCTCTAAGCAAGAGGAAACCGACAATATACTCTTTGCAAAAATTGACAAACTCCGTGATAAAATTGACATCGATCATAACAGTATGTTGTCAAGAATACAGCAAATAGAAAAACGTGTATGGATAGTGATGGGTGCAATATTTGCTCTCAGTATGTTTGCCAATAACCAAAGTCTGTTTCAGAAGTTCTTGACACCACAACTACAAAGCACTATAATAGAACGAATTGAACCAAGGGCCTGATTATGGATTTTGTTGATGTCAAATACATCAATTTGATTTCTACAAGACTTCAAAAATTTAAAAGGGTAAAGAACGATCTCTACAACTTTCGTTGCCCTATTTGTGGAGACTCTAAGAAGAACAAGAATAGAGCAAGGGGATATTTGTATCAAGTCAAAAATAATATTAACTTTAAGTGCCATAACTGTGGACTAAACATTTCTTTTAATAACTTTTTGAAGCAGGTAGATTCTGAGACTTACAAACAATATAGTTTTGAGAAATTTAAAGAAGGTAAGACAGGTAAGAACTTTACAGTAGAAGAACCTAAGTTTAACTTTGAGGCACCAAAGTTCTCTAAGAAAATAGACCTTCCAAAAGCATCGGAGAATGAAACCGCAAAAAAGTATCTAGAAAAAAGGAGGTTAAACGCGGATAGATTTTACTATGCGGAAAAGTTTATGACTTGGGTTAATACCATAACACCCAAGTTTGAGAATGTGAGGTATGATGAACCTAGAATTATCATACCTTTGTTTTATAATCAAGACTTAATTGGAGTTCAGGGAAGATCCCTCAATTCCAAATCTGTTAAATATATCACTGTGATGTTTAATGATGACGCACCAAAAATCTACGGTCTCGATAAGGTCAAGAAAAATGAAACTGTCTACATTACAGAAGGACCATTCGATAGCACCTTCATTCACAACGCGATTGCCCTATGCGGTGCAGATGGTGATGTGGATAAGTGGGGCATTAACGATTGTGTTTGGATTTACGATAACGAACCTCGTAATACAGAAATCTTATCAAGAATTTCCCGTGTTATCGGAGATGGACAAAAGGTTGTCATCTGGCCTTCTTCAATAAATGAAAAGGATATAAATGATATGGTGCTCTCTGGACTTGACGTTCAGAGCGTGATAGAATGTAATACTTATTCAGGATTAGAAGCAAAACTTAAGTTTACTACTTGGAAAAAAATATGAGCAACGGAACAAAGGTAGTCAAGAGAAATGGTCGAATTGAAACTCTTGACCTAGATAAGATGCACATCATGGTCGATGAGGCATGTAAAGGTCTTGCAGGAGTGTCTGCAAGTCAAGTAGAAATGAAGTCTGGCATTCAGTTTTATGATGGCATTTCTACAAATGAGATTCAGCAGATTCTGATTCGTAGTGCAAGTGATCTAATTGATCTTGATCACCCAAACTATCAGTTTGTTGCTGCACGTCTTCTTTTATTTTCTGTGAGAAAGTCTTTATATGGAATGATTCGTGATTTTCCACATTTGGAAAATCATATTATGAACTGTACCAATGCGGAAGTTTATGACAAAGATATTTTCCTTAAATACTCTAAGGAGGAGATTGATAAAGCTAATTCCTTTATTGATCATCACCGTGACTACCTATTCACTTATGCAGGTCTACGTCAGGTCGTTGACAAGTACCTTGTGCAGGATAGAAGCACTGGAAGGGTATATGAAACCCCACAGTTCATGTACATTATGATTGCTCTGACAATCTTTGCAGAGTATCCAAAAGAAACCAGAATGTCATATGTCAAGAGGTATTATGACGCAATCTCAAAGCACAAAATCAACATCCCAACACCAATTATGGCAGGAGTGCGGACGCCACTGCGACAATTTGCTAGTTGTGTTCTTGTTGATGTTGATGACTCCCTCGATTCTATCTTTAGCAGTGATATGGCTATTGGCAGATATGTCGCACAAAGGGCGGGAATCGGTATCAACGCAGGTAGAATCCGTGGCATCAACGCTAAAATCAGAGGCGGAGAAGTTCAACACACTGGTGTTGTACCGTTTCTCAAAAAGTTTGAAGCGACTGTCAGATGTTGCACGCAAAATGGCATACGAGGTGGATCCGCGACAGTCCACTTCCCCATCTGGCACCAAGAAATAGAAGATATCATTGTTCTTAAGAATAATAAAGGAACCGAAGATAATCGTGTTCGTAAACTAGACTACTCAATCCAAATCAGCAAACTTTTCTATGAACGTTTCATCCAAGATAAAGAAATCTCCCTCTTCTCTCCACACGACGTTCCTGGTTTGTATGATGCTTTTGGCACTGATGGATTTGATGCACTATACAATGATTATGAACGAAATGCATCTGTTCCAAGAAAGACTGTCAGGGCTCAAGAACTCATTCTGGATATTCTGAAAGAGCGTGCTGAAACTGGTCGTTTGTATCTGATGAATATTGACCATTGTAATAGTCATTCTTCCTTTAAGGATAAGGTTAATATGAGTAACCTTTGCCAAGAGATTACTTTGCCAACTGATCCTATTCAACATATTGATGATGATATGGGGGAGATTGCACTTTGTATTCTTTCTGCTATCAATGTTGGTAAGGTTAAGTCCGATGAAGAACTGGAAGAACTTTGTGAACTTTCTGTCCGTGGACTGGAAGAACTTATCGACTACCAGAAATATCCTGTAAAGGCAGCAGAACGCGCTACAAAGGCACGCAGATCCCTTGGAGTAGGTTTTATTGGTCTGGCACACTATTTGGCGAAACTTGGATTCAACTACGATTCTCAAGAAGCCTGGGATGCTGTAAATGGTCTTTCTGAATCATTCCAATATTATCTTCTGAAAGCATCGAATGAGATTGCTAAGGAGAAGGGTTGGTGTACTGATTTTGGTCGCACAAAGTATGCTGATGGTATTCTGCCAATTGATACATACAAGAAGGATATAGACGAAATTTCAAACATCAAACTGCAACATGATTGGGAAGGTCTTAGAGCATCTATCTTGGAACACGGATTGCGACACAGCACATTGTCCGCACAGATGCCATCGGAGAGCAGTTCCGTTGTGTCAAACGCAACCAATGGAATCGAACCACCAAGAGATTACTTGTCCGTTAAGAAGTCGAAGAAGGGAACACTCAAACAGATTGTTCCACAATATCAAACTCTTAAACACAATTATACTTTACTGTGGGATATGGAGTCCAATCGTGGTTATATTAATATTGTTGCTATGATGCAAAAATATTTTGATCAAGCAATAAGTGGTAACTGGAGTTATAACCCAGAGAACTATCCTGACAATGAAGTTCCTGTATCTGTAATGGCACAAGATCTTCTTACTTGTTGGAAATTTGGATGGAAAACAGCGTATTATCAAAACACTTATGACGGCAAGAAAGATGATGAAGATTTTGAAAAAGTGGAACTTAAAAATTTAATAAATGATATTATGGAGTCCGAAGAGGACGATTGTGAGAGTTGTAAAATTTGACGAAAGTGTAAAAACCTATTATTATAAATAGTAATAGGTTTTAATAATTCTTATGTCGGGTCGCATCTATCTAATAACTAATAAAATTAATAATAAAAAATATGTCGGTAAAACTATAAAATCTTTATCAACAAGATTTTATAACCACTTGTATGCTTCTAAAAATGGTTCAACAACTTACTTCCATAAAGCATTAAGAAAGTATGGTGAGGATAATTTTATTATTGAGGAATTAGATAGATGTGATGTTAATATTCTTGGTGAAAAAGAAATTGAATGGATTTCTTCATTAAAACCAGAATATAACCAAACTCTTGGTGGTGATGGTGGAATTCTTGGATATTCTCATACAGAAGAAACAAAGAAACTTCTATCATCAAAAAGAAAAGGTAAATTTCTTGGAGAAGAAAATCCATTCTATAATCAAACACATACCGAGGAACAAAAGAAGAACTGGAGTAAAATGAGAAAAGGGAAACCATCTCCTTGTGGATTTGCTGGAAAATCGCACAAAGAAGAAAGCAAAAGTAAAACATCTCAAACACTCAAAAATAATCCAAATGTAAAAAGAACCAAAGTATTTCAGTATGATATTGAAGGAAACTTTTTAAGAGAGTTTCAATCTATTAGTGATGCTTCTAAATTTGTAGGAACAACTCCTTCTAATATCAAATATACTTGTGAAGGAAAATTTAAACACTGCAAAGGATACAAGTGGAGTTATGAATAATTTTTATGTTTATTCTTATCTTCGTGAAGATAAGAGTCCATATTATATTGGAAAAGGTAAAGATGATAGATGCTTTGTAAAGGGGAAAAAGGAAAGTGTTAGTCCTCCAAGAGATAAAAACAGAATTAAAATAATTAAAAAAAATCTAACAGAACAAGAAGCATTTGAATTAGAAAAACTTTATATCCTAATGTTTGGTAGAAAAGATTTGGGGACTGGTATTCTTCGCAATCTTACTAATGGTGGTGAAGGTGTAAGTGGATATATTCCTAGTGAAGGTGTTAGAAAAGCAAGAAGAAGGAATGGAAAAGTAATTGGAAACCATAACGCACAATTAAAAAGAGGAGTTTGTTCTCTCACAAAAGAACAACGAGTAAAAAATGGAAATTATGTAAAAGAAAACGGACTTGGGATATTTTCACAAACCCCAGAACAAAAAAAAGAAAATGGTAAAAAAGCAGGACAAAAAGCAAAAGAACTTGGTCTTGGAGTATGTGGATTTGGATTTGAGGAAAGAAGTGCTGCTGGAAAAATAGGTGGTGCTAAAAACAGAGATAATAAAACTGGGATTTGTGGATTATCTTATGAGGAAAGGAGTGCTTGGGGAAAAAAATGTAAAAAAGAAGGTATTGGAATATTCTCACAAGAATACTTAAAAGTTCGTAGTCAAATTTTAAGTGAACGAACTTCTGGTGAAAACAATCCTATGTATGGTAAAACCCATTCACCAGAAACAAGAGAAAAAATTAGAAAAAAAGCACTAGAGAGAAAAGATAAAAAAATATACAAATTGAAAAATCCAAATGGAGAAATAATTATCTTTGAAAACTTTAAAGAATTTTGCGATAAAAATGATTTAAATTTAGGAGGAGTTGGTAATGTTTTGCGTGGAAAATATATTCAACATAAGGGATGGACTTTACCAGAAACAATTCTAGAGAAAAAAATTTACACGATTAAAAGTCCAGATGGAAAAATTCATACCTTTGATAATATAAAACAATTTTCAAAGGAACATAATATTAAATGTGGTCTTGATGCAGTTTTGCGTGGTGTAAGAAAATCTTGTTATGGGTGGACAAAACCATAATTTTGGAGTATGATGAAAACCAAATATTTTACAAGGTTAAATAGGATGTGTGAAGTTTTTGTTAGAGTTAAGTTCAGTAGAGGAGGATTGCGAATCCTGTAAAATCTAAGTTATAATATATACAAGAATCAAAAGAGGTAACGAATGCAGTACGATTTTGTAACATCCAAAGATAAGAATGAAATGAATGGGATTACGGTTTTTAATACTGAACAAGTGAACACTAAAAAGCAACCTATGTTTTTTGGTAAACCTTTGGGAGTACAAAGATACGACTCTTACAAATATCCAGTTTTCGATAAACTTACTACACAACAATTAGGTTACTTCTGGAGACCTGAGGAGGTCTCCCTCCAGAAGGATCGTGGCGATTATCATACTCTACGTCCTGAACAAAAGCATATCTACACTTCTAATCTGAAGTATCAGATCATGCTTGATTCTGTTCAGGGTCGTGGTCCTGGTATGGCATTCATTCCCTACTGCTCACTTCCTGAGCTGGAAGCGTGTATGGAGGTTTGGGGATTTATGGAGATGATTCACTCACGCTCTTATACCTATATCATCAAAAATGTTTATTCAGATCCTTCAGTGGTCTTTGATACTATCATTGGAGATGAGCGCATTCTAGAGCGTGCTGAGAGCGTTACAGAGTCCTACAACGACTTCATCAACTCTGCTCATTTTTATGGTGTTTCTGACCAATGGAAGCACCGCCTTGAAGGTGTTGAATATGCAAAAGAATCTCTGAAAGAAGTCAAGCGCAAACTCTATCGTGCAGTTGCGAATGTTAATATCCTTGAGGGTATTCGCTTCTACGTTTCCTTTGCTTGCAGCTTTGCTTTTGGTGAACTGAAACTTATGGAAGGTTCTGCTAAGATTATTTCTTTGATTGCTCGTGATGAGAATCAGCATCTTGCTATCACTCAGAACATTCTGAACAAGTGGCGTGATGGTGATGATCCTGAGATGAAGCAGATTGCTAAGGAAGAGGAAGAGTGGGTCTATGCTATGTTTGACCGTGCAGTAAATGAAGAGAAGAAGTGGGCAGACTATCTCTTCAAAGATGGATCTATGATTGGTTTGAATGATAAACTTCTTCAACAGTATGTTGAGTGGATTGCTAATCGCCGCATTAAAGCAATTGGTCTGAAACCTCAGTATGATATTTCTGCCAATAATAACCCTCTTCCTTGGACTCAGAACTGGATTTCTTCTAAAGGACTTCAGGTCGCACCACAAGAAACAGAAGTAGAAAGTTACATTGTTGGGGGTATTAAACAAGATGTCAAAGCAAACACATTCTCAGGATTTCAGTTGTAAAGGAAATTGTAAATGTAACTGCATTACTATTGAAGATTCTTTAGAAATGTATAGAAAAGCGGCAGAATCTGATGAGTATTTGTTTGGAGATTATGACTATTGTAAAGAATGGGTAGGTATAACTACCTTAGATGTATAGATAGAGGAGCGTTATAACTCCTCTTTTTTCTAATGATTGGTCTTACGGATATTTTCACACTCAAATCAAGACTTGATAAACTCAAGCATCATATCGACACAGAAAATGCAACTCCACGTGAGAAAGAACTTGCTCATAAATATCTGAGCAAAGCTATTGACTATGTGAATGAGTTGCAGTTATACTACTGATGAAACCTATGAAAATCCTTGGATTTATAATGGCAAGGTTTTTACTTCTAGCGATATTGGGGACAACTTTGGTTTTGTTTATCTCATTACCAATCAGTCCAACCAACGACAATACATTGGTAGAAAGTATTTCTGGTCGTTTCGCACGCCCAAAGGAAAAAAACGAAAAGTAAAATCAGAATCTGACTGGAAAAACTATTATGGGTCTTGTACAGAACTTAAAGAAGATTTGGAAAATTATGGAAAGGGGATATTTGGACGGACTATCCTCTCCCTCCATAAAACAAAAGGAAAAACAAACTTCGAAGAAACCAGACAACTCTTTATCAACGGAGTCCTTACAGAAAGACTTGACACAGGAGGACCAGCATACTACAATAGCAACATCCTCAACAGATACTTCCGAAAAGATTACTATGAATGCGAAGATTGAACCCGTTGTCCAAATTCGTGATTGGTCTATTGATCGTATTCGTCAACTATATGGGGGTGGCATTGAATCTCAGTTTAATGCAGTTGCAATTGCTGAAGAGTTTGATGAATGGATTAATGTTAAGCAGGAAGATGGCGAGATGGAATATCTTTGCCTTGAAGATAAAGGATTTGGAGATCAAGAAATTGATGTTATTTGATAATGAAAGTTGTTAAAAATGCTCTATCTGAAGATCTTTGTTTTTACTCTTTCAATGAAATAAATAAACTGAAAGATAGTCCTGTATGGCAATCTAGTACTGCTTTTTGGAATGAAGGTATTAGAGAATGTATATCAGGATCTTGTATTGTTACTTCAACTAGTGATGAGATTAAGAAAATGGTCTTGGACCAGATTCAAAATCATCTACCATCAACTGTGGGTGATATATCCGTAATGTTTTATATCTGGCAACCTTATTCTGGTATTTCAAAGCATACAGATCCAGGATACAGTTTTGCTGCTACAATTTATCTCAATGAGTATTGGGATGTTGACTGGGGAGGAATTTTCCTGTATTATAATAAAAAAATTGATTGGGAAGAATCTGAAGAAGAATATATGACCGATCATAATAATTGGAAAGTGGTTGTTCCCGAGTTTGGTACTATGGTGTTAAATAATGATGAAACTTTACATATGGTGACTCCACTTTCACCATTAAGTCCAGAATTAAGGTATACCATTCAAATCTGGGGACACTCTTAAAACTGGACCTGGTCCCTAGACAACCCAATCTTTTTGGGGTATGATTACTAGGTAATCAAGAAACCTCATCGCTCCTTTAGCAATCTGGTGAATGCAGCGAACTCATAATTCGCCTGAGGCGTGTTCGATCCACGCAAGGAGCACTTGACAATCAAATCTTTAACTGATATGATTGTTTTATGTCTCGGTAGCTCAGTTGGATAGAGCATCTGCCTTCTAAGCAGTTGGTCACAGGTTCGAGTCCTGTCCGAGACGCCAGGGGAATTAGCTCAGTTGGTAGTAGCACTTGCTTTGCAAGCAAGATGTCATCGGTTCGAGTCCGATATTCTCCACTTGACTTTTTGAGAAAAAAGTCTTATAAATAAAACACTTAGGTCGAAAACAATGTCTTATCCAATGCCCACAAAACAGATTAGTAACCTTGATTGCCGCTATTGGCATATTGAGGGTGCTCCCCTGTTTGCGGATATGGATAGACATATGTAAGATGTTTAATTCATAAAAGCAAATAAGAAGGGGAGAGAAACCGAAAGTTTCCTCCCCTTTTTTGTTGCTTGTGACAGTTTCCTAAGTGCCCACCAACCTCCCCTCAGAGTTCAAATGGTGGTATTCTATACAAGTGGTTGAGAGACCACACCCCGAACATCGAAAACTGAATATTTACCACATTATATGGGTCTGTAACTCAACGGTAGAGTAACGGGCTTTTAATCTGGAAGTTGAGAGTTCGAATCTCTCCAGACCCATCGTGGGAGGATTTCCGAGTGGCTAAAGGAATCTGACTGTAAATCAGACGGCTCTGCCTTCGCAGGTTCGAATCCTGCTCCTCCCACCTTGACTCTATAGTGAAGTGGTTATCACGCTACCCTGTCACGGTAGTATCACGGGTTCAAATCCCGTTAGAGTCGTATCCAGATGTAGCTCAGTTTGGTAGAGCCCTCCGTTTGGGGCGGAGTTGTCGGAGGTTCAAATCCTTTCATCTGGACTTGGAAACATAGCTTAGTTGGTAAAGCATTCGACTGATAATCGAAAGAGCACTGGTTCGAGTCCAGTTGTTTCCATTGTTGCCTTGAAGCAACCTAAATCGCACTTAGGATGGTTCAAGGTAACATTAAGGAAGATTGGCAGAGTGGTTAATGCAGCGGTTTGCTAAACCGTGAGGGTAAAACCTCCGTTGGTTCGAATCCAACATCTTCCGCCTTGATAAGGGTCTCGTCCCACCAAACATTAGTCTGAAGGGACGGGAGGCTGAAATAGTGCCCTAGTTAAACGAGCATAGCAGACTTTAAAAAAGACGCCCTTATCATATGGAGAGTTGTCCGAGTGGTTTATGGTGAGATCTTGGAAAGGTCTTGTGTGTAACAGCACCAGAGGTTCGAATCCTCTACTCTCCGTTTGGCAGTGTAGTTCAGTGGTAGAACAAGAGATTCATACCCTCTATGTCGGTAGTTCAATTCTACCCACTGCCTTGTGTCGTTAGCCTAGTGGTTAAGGCATCTGTTTGTGGAACAGAGGAGATGGGTTCAATTCCCATACGGCACCCCGCCCTTATAGCTCAGTGGTAGAGCAACTCACTAGTAATGAGTAGGTCGTTGGTTCAAATCCGACTGAGGGCTTCTGAGGTCGCCAAGCGGTAAGGCAGCGGGTTTTGGTCCCGCCATTCGTGGGTTCGAATCCTACCCTCAGAACCTGTCGGATTGGTGTAATTGGTAGCACGACGGTCTCCAAAACCGTTAGTGGGGGTTCAAGTCCCTCATCCTTCGCCTATACTCTGGTAACTCAGTGGAAGAGTGCTTCGCTACGAACGAAGAAGACGGGGGTTTAAATC